CAACGCGGCGCAGAACGAGGGCTTCCGAGCCGTTTGCATCCGGGAAGTGCAGAAGTCGCTCAAAGAGAGCGCCAAGCGTCTGATTGAAGACAAGATAGAACGGCTCGGGTTTGGCTCAGCATTCAAGGTGCTGAACGACCAGATAATCACGCCAGGCGGTGGGGCCATAATCTTCCAGGGGATGCAGGACCACACGGCGGAAAGCATAAAATCTCTATTCGGCGCAAACGTGGCCTGGGTCGAGGAATCGCAGACATTATCCGCGAAGTCCCTGGAATTGCTCAGACCGACGATCCGCGCCGAGGGCTCGGAATTATGGTTCTCTTGGAACCCTCGCAGCGCCGCCGACCCGGTTGACGTGTTCTTTCGTGGGCCAACCCCGCCAGAGAATGCCATTATTCTTAGCATCAATTACGACCAGAACAAGTTCTTCCCCGCCGAGTTGGAGGCGGAGCGCCAATACGACCAGGAACACCGCCGCGAACGTTACGGGCATGTCTGGCTCGGTGAATATGAGCCGATGGCCGTCGGCGCCATCTGGGATCGCCTGACGTTGCACCAGGGCCGCAGGGCCGAAGCCCCGGACCTTGAGAGGATCGTGGTCGCTGTAGACCCGGCGGTATCCGCCGAGACGGGGGCCGACGACCACGGGATCATCGTGGCCGCCGCCGGCGCAGATCAGCGGGGTTACGTTCTCGAAGACGCGACCACCAAGGGCTCGCCTCGACAGTGGGCGGTTCGGGCCGTGGCGATGTTCGACCGTCACGAGGCCGACGCCATTGTGATCGAGGTCAACCAGGGCGGCGACATGGTCAGGCATACGCTTGAGAGTGTCCGCCCCGGCCTGCCCATCGTCGAGGTGAGGGCAACCCGCGGCAAGCACGTCAGGGCGGAACCGATTTCAGCCTTGTACGCACTGGGCCGGATTTCCCACGTCGGGAGTTTTCCGGCGCTGGAAGATCAAATGTGCCGCATGACTGCGGCGGGATACGAGGGCGAGGGAAGCCCGGACAGGGTCGATGCGCTGGTCTGGGCCATGACAGAGCTGTTCCCGGCGCTGACTGCGCAAGCAGCCAGAGAAGTGCAGATCGAGCCGCTGGGAGAAGGCGGCTGGATGGCATAGAGCCGGACGGGGCCGCGAAAGGTTTCCTTCCCCCTTACCCCCCCCCCTTGTCAGTGGCTAGGTCGCGGGGGCTGCTGGCGCTAATTTATGCCGTTTTTGGCATTAATTCTTAGGAATCCAATGGCAGACGACATCATCAAGACGGCGCTGGAGCAGTTTCGTGAATCCCAGGACGGTTCTGACTATAACCGCGTGGCGGCGCAGGATGACATCCGGTTTGCCCGCATGTCCGACCAGTGGCCGAGGAAGGTCCGCGAACAGCGCGTTGAGGAGGGCCGTCCCTGCCTCACGATCAACAAATTGCCGTCATTTATCCGCCAGGTCGTCAACGACGCCCGACAAAATAAGCCGGGGATCGGTGTGCATCCAGTTGACAGCGGCGCCGACGTTGCCACGGCGGAGGTGATCGGCGGGCTGGTGCGTTCCATCGAGCGTGGCTCGAACGCGGAAATCGCTTACGACACCGCCATTGATCATGCGGTTACGGGCGGCTTTGGGTTCTTCCGTATCGGCATCGACTACGCCCATGACGATACATTTGACATGGAGTGCCAGATCCAGCGGGTGCCGAACCCGCTCATGGTGCATTGGGACATCAGTTCAACGGAGTTCGATGCGTCGGATTGGGCGTATGCCTTCGTTTCGGATTTCTTGTCCGAGGACCAGTTTCGCGCGCGATACCCGAAGGCTGATCCTGTTTCTTGGGAGGGCGGGCTGAACGAGGATGCGGTGAACTGGACGGAAGAGTCCAAGCTGCGGCTGGCTGAATACTGGCTGCGCACCGAGGAATCACGCAATCTGATCATGTTGTCGAATGGCGACACCGTGCGCGAGGACATGCTGCCGAAGATGGCGGCTGAGTTCTTCGCCGCCGGTGCGTTCGAGCTGGGCGGCATGGTGGACGATGAGCAGCTGGTCCGCAATTTTCTGAGCGCCGCCGGGTTGCAACAAAGGGCGATCCGCGAGGTGCGGGCGCACAAGGTCAAGCGCCGCATCATCAATGGCCAGGAAGTCTTGGAGGAAGAAGACTGGCCCGGCTCCGCGATCCCCATTTGCCCCGTCTGGGGCGACGAGGTCATCATTGATGGCAAACGCCATTTTCTTTCGATGATCCGAGACGCCAAAGACCCGCAGACGATGTTTAATTTCTGGCGTTCGGCCACCACGGAATTGGTGGCCTTAGCACCCCGCGCCCCGTGGTTAATCGAGGAAGGCGCGATCCCGAAGGGCCAGCAGGGCGTGTGGCGGACGGCCAACACGCGGTCCCACGCTTATCTGCCATACGCCAAGGGCCATAACATGCCGAAACGGGAGACGTTCGCCGGGGTGCCGGCCGGCGCACTACAAGAATCGTTGAATGCAAACGATGACATGAAATCCATCCTGGGAATCTACGACGCCTCTCTCGGCGCTCGGTCGAATGAAACCAGCGGCAGGGCGATCTTGGCCCGGCAGCGGGAGTCGGACGTTTCCAACTTCCATTTCATCGACAACTTGAACCGTGCCATCAGATACGCCGGCAGGTGCCTGGTTGATATCATCCCGGCTGTTTATTCAACCCGCTCAAGCATTCGGATTCTAGGCGAGGACATGAAGGACAAGGTTGCCCGATTGGCCGGGGAGAACCCCGATGCCGAGGGCGGTCTGTACAACCTCGCCGTGGGAAAATATGACGTGACGGTCAGAAGCGGACCCTCGTATTCGACGCAGCGCGAGGAAACCCGTGAGACTCTGATCGAGATAATGCGTGCCGTCCCGGATGCCGCCGCACTGCTTGGCGATGTGTTGCTCGATCATATGGATTTCGTCGGGGCGGACAAGGTGTCCAAGCGGTTGCAATTGCTGCTGCCGCCACAGATACAGCAGGCCGAGGGCATCGCCCCGCCGCCACAGACACAGCAGGCGGGGGGCATCGCCCCGCCGCAACCGATGCCGGCTGAACCCGGTATGCCAGGACCAGCCCCGCAAAATGCGGGGCTTTTTGGTGGAGGTCCAGACGAAGAAGCACCGCTGTGAAGCGGCGCGACCCCTTAGAAGGAAAGAAAACACAATGGATGAATCAACCGCCCCTGCGGGGGGAGTTGAAGCCGAGCCGCTGACCGAGGAAGCCGAAGCACCTGCGAAGGAGGTGGAGGAAAAGCCGGAAGGCGAAGCCCCTGGAAAAGCCGAGGACAACGAAGAGTCCGAGGGCGAAGATGGGGAAGACACCGACGAAGAGATTGAGGAAATAGAATTTAACTTCGGCGGGAATCAGCTGCGGGTGCCGAAAGACGCGATTCCAGAAGAACTTGCCAGCAAGGTTGACGAGTTTACCAGAGGAACGTGGTCCGACTATACCCGCAAATCCCAGGAGGTCGCTGAGAAGACGAAGCAGGTTGAAGCGCGGGAAAGCGCAGTCAACATGCTCTCGACCATGCACGGCGAGGCCCTGGACAGCTATTCGCAAGGCTTGCGTTTACGCGACGACATACAGCAGCTCAGTGGAATCGACATCGGCGCACTCTGGCAGTCCGACCCGGACCAGGCCCGGCGCGTTTCGGATGCGATATCACAAAAGCAGGCGGAGTTCTCGAATGTCGTCGCCCGTGTGCAGCAGCAAGAGCAGGCCCTCGGCCAAGCGCAGAACGAGGAATCCGCAAAACGCATTGCTGCGGGCAAGGTGCAGATCGAGCAACGCATAAGGGGCTTTGAGGCCAAGGCGCCGGAAGTGATCGACTACGTCACCAAAAATTACGGCATAGACACCAAGAGCGCCGAAAATTGGGGGGCGAATCCTGCCGGGGCCATAATGGCGTACAAAGCCATGTTGTATGATCGAATGCAGGCCAAGGCCAAACCGAAGGCCACGAAACCGAGTGCGCCGAATCCCGTCAAGCCCTTGAAGGGCAAGGGCGGCAAATCATCCAAGAATCCTGACGATATGACGACGGACGAATGGGTGAATTGGCGTGAAAATCAAATACGGAGGAAATCGGCCTAGCAGCCACCAGCGTCGTGAGACGCCGGCCCTCCCTTAGATGGAAACAGAACAATGGCGAATACCATTCTGACTCCGACTGCGGTTACGCGGGAATCCCTGCGTATTCTGCATCAAAAGCTGAACTTCGTCGGCACTATCAATCGTCAATACGACGATTCCTATGCCGTTGAGGGCGCAAAAATCGGCGACAGCCTGAAAATTCGGCTGCCGAACGAGTACACCGTCCGCACGGGCGCCACGTTGAACGCCCAGGACATTTCAGAAACCAGCGTCACCTTGCAGGTTGCCACGCAAAAAGGCGTGGACGTGAATTTCACTTCCAAGGAACTCACGATGGACCTGGACGGCTTCTCGAAACGCATTCTTGAGCCGGCCATGTCGGTTCTGGCTGCCAACATCGAGTCGGACGCAATGGTCATGTACAAAGACGTCTGGAACGAGGTTTCGGATGTTGGCGCGGCCGGCACTTTCGCAGACGTTTTGAACGTCAAGAAAAAGCTGACCGACAGCCTGGCCCCGTTGGGTGATCGCACCTTCAATCTCGACACTCAGTCGAGCGTGGACATCATCACCGACACCAAGAGTCTGTTCCAGGATTCCGGCCAGATTGCCAAGCAGTATAAAGAAGGCAAGCTGGGCCGGGTTGCTGGGTTCGACTTCTACGAAAACACCCTCTGGCCGACCCACACCACGGGGTCGGATGATGGCACCGGCGACCACAAGGTCAACGGCGCCAACCAGACGGGCGCTTCCATCACGCACGACTCGGCAGGTTCCGGCACCCTGCTTACGGGTGACGTTATCAGCTTTGCCGGCTGCAACCGCGTCCATCCAGAGACCAAGGCTGATACGGGTATCCTGATGAAGTTCGTCGTGACTTCGGACATGACGGCGACCGCTACGACGGTCGCCATTAGTCCGTCGATTGTCACTTCCGGCGCGACGCAGAACGTGTCTGCTTCCCCGACCACAACGGGGGCAATCTGGAAGCGGGAATCCGATGACAGCACGGCCATCGGGGCTTCGGCTGACTACCTCATCGGCATGGCTTACCACAAGGACGCTTTTGCGTTCGCCACCGCCGATCTTCTCAAGCCGAGTGGCGTTGACTTCTGCGCCCGTGAGGTCATGGACGGTATCTCAATGCGGATCGTCCGCGACTACGACATCAACAATGACAAGCTGCCTTGCCGTATCGACGTTTTGTATGGCTACAAGACGCTACGCGCTCCGTTGGCTTGTCGCCTGGGGCTTAACTAGTCGCTTTGGGTTTAATTGATAACGAGAGAGGGGCATGAGCGCCCCTTTCTCATTCTGAAGGAGAAGTGAAATGTCTGTCACCTATCTAGGAGACAACAACCCGGACGGAGCTTGCTTTGGTTTGTCGGCGACGGAAAAGATTGCCTTCTTCGGTGCGACCCCGGTCGTTCAGCAAGCCATGACGGCGGTTGCTACCGTTACGGCGACCACGGCCTTGAACGAACTGAAAATCGACCGCGTTATCGCGGCACTGGCGACTCTTGGTCTGACGACCACGGGCGGATAACTGACGAAGGGGGAGCCTTCGGGTTCCCCCTTTATCTTTCAATAAATGTCCTATTTATTCCAAGACGTCGGGCCGAAAGCCGCCGGTCAAAAGGTCTGTTTGGCAACTACGGCGTATGACAACCCGGACGCCAGTTATACTTTTTCTATTGGACGCAGCCGCGAGGCGTTAAGCGAGGCCGGCATTCAAACGGCGTATTTCCTGCTGGCCGGCAACTGCCACGTTGATGACGCACGCAACACCATCATTCAGGAATTTCTCGCCTCAGACTGCACGGACCTTGTTTTCCTTGACGCGGATGTGTCCTGGAAGCCGAGGCAGCTCGTAAGGCTTTGCCAAAACGACAAGGATTTAGTGGGTGGTGTTTATCCCTTCCGGCGCGGGGACAAGCGCGGCGACATGCCGGTCAGGATGCTGGCCGGCGCGGAGGTCAAGGACGGGCTTCTGGAAGTCGAAGGGCTGCCCACGGGCTTCCTGCGGATAAAAAGACACGTTCTTGAAACACTGGTCAGGGACGTTCCCCACTTCACCAAAAACGGCGCCCGTGTTCCGATTTTATTCGAGCGCACGTTCGATGGTGTGGACCGCTGGGGCGGGGATTTGAATTTCTGCAACAGGTGGCGGGCCACGGGCGGGAAAATCTACGCCGATGTTGAGATGCGCCTTGGCCACACGGCAAAGATCATTTTGAACGACAGCCTGGGCGCGGTCATGCGCCGCCGGGCGGGGGTTACGCTCAAACATATCTGCGACAAAATCAAAGCCGGGCAGGAAACCGTTCACGACATGACGGAGGCCCGCGAATACGTCGGCAACGAGTACGGCGCATTGGAGGATGTCTTGATGATGTCCGTCAGGCTGGTGCGCCAAGCGACCGGTCCGATTATCGAAACAGGCTCCGGGTTAACAACCGTTCTGATGGCGGCAGCGACCAAGAACACCGTTTATTGCCTGGAACACCACGCCCTCCATGCGGCGCAGTTGAAGCAACTAGCGGCAGAAGCAGGAGTAGGAAACATCGGGCTGTGCGAATGCCGGATGAAGGACCGCTGGTATGATCCAAACGACATGGACGGCTTGCCGGAACACTTTTCCGTTGGCCTCAACGACGGCCCGCCCCGCACGGTGGGGTCGCGCATGGGTTTTTATGAGTATTTTGGAGGGCGCGTGGACACGATCATCGTGGACGACGCGGACGACGCGGCATATGCCGACGAACTGACCATCTGGGCCGATTCCGAGAACCGAACCATCACGTTTATTGAACCAAGAGCAGCACTGATCCACAAAGGAAACACACATGAAGAGATGCTTTAAGGCGCGCGGCCCGGCCGTTGTTGAAAAGAAGTGGATCGAGGACGGCGGGGACATGCCGGAAGGCTGGTTCGCCACTCCCGCTGATGCGATGGCGAAGTGGAAACCTAAGAAAAAGGCTAGGAAAAAAACCACGCCGGAACCTGAGCCCGAGAAAGAGTCCAAGTCGCCGCGCGGGCTGAGACCCGCATAGGTGGGGCCGTGACCTTACTCACAATCTGCCAGAACGCCGCCGACGAAACCAAGGGCCCGCGCCCGGCGTCTGTCCACGGCAATGCAGCACCCGAGGCGCAGGAATTGCTCCGCCTGGCCAACAAGGTCGGGACACACCTGATGCGATCCACTGTGTGGCAGGTGTTGCGGGAGGAGAAGACTTTCACGGCGCTAGCCCAGGAAACGCAAACCAGCATCATCCCAGCGGATTTCGACCGCTTTATCCCAGAGACGTTTTGGGACCGCACGAATGGGGTGCTGGTGACTGGGCCGATTGGACCCGTCGAATGGCAGGGCCTGAAGGCGGCCAGCTACGCCGGGCGCCCGAAGTTCGCCCATCGTGGCGGTAACATTCTGGCGGTGCCTGCGTTCGACGGCGGGGAAACCCTGGCGTTCGAGTACGTCTCGAAAAACTGGGTGGACACGAATGGAGACGGCTCGGGGAACGCGAGCGCATGGGCGGCGGACGCCAACACTTCTATCCTTGACGAGGAATTAATGACGCTCGGCGTTGTGTACGAGTTCCTGGCGGCGAACGGTCTGCCGGTAAACATGGCCGCGTTCGCTTACGAAACCCGCTTTGCGCTGATGATCGAGAACGACCAGCCGAGCGAGAGCATTCTTGTGGCTGGGGACATATTCGGTGGCGGCAGGCACTTTGGCGGCGCTCCGACCGGCAATGTGCCCGACACGGTCTAGTGCCATGGCGAAAGAATCGTCCAAGTCGAAATCGCTGCCGCCGCCGGTTGGTGGCTGGGATACCCGCGAGGCTCTTGCGGACATGCCGATCAAGAATGCGGTGATTTTGGATAATTGGTTTCCATCGACCGACAAGGTGACGTTGCGTCGGGGGCATTCGTCCCACGCCACCGGGATGAGCGGGACAGTCGAAAGCCTGATCGAATATGTACCTCTGACCGGTTCGGGCAAGCTCTTCGCCGCCAATGCTGGCAACATATACGACGTATCCAGCGCGGGCGCGGTTGGCGGCGCCGTTGTTTCCGGGCAGACCAACAACCGCTGGCAATATGTCAACATGGGAACAGGCGGCGGGCAGTTCGTCAGGCTGTTCAACGGCGCCGACACGCCGCAGCTTTACAACGGCTCGGCCTGGGCGACCACGGCCATCACCGGCCCAACAGCCGCGAACTTGATCTGGGGCAACCTGCATCAACGCCGGCTGTGGTGCGGGGAGAAGGATAGCCTCTCGGCGTGGTATCTGGGCGTCAACTCTATAAGCGGCGCGGCGACCGAGTTTCCTCTTGCCGGCATCGCCTCATTGGGCGGTTACATCATGGCGATGGGGACGTGGACGCGGGACGCGGGCGACGGGCAAGACGACGTAGGGGTGTTTCTGACTTCCGAGGGCGAGGCGATTGTCTATTCCGGGACGGATCCCTCCGCTGCGGCGACGTGGGGCTTGGTTGGCGTCTTCCGCATCGGCAAGCCCATAGGCCGCCGATGCATGATAAAGGCCGGCGCTGATCTGGTCATGGTCACCCAGGACGGTTTTGTCACGGCTGCGACAATTCTCAGCGTGGACAGGGCGCAGACCGAAAGAGTGGCGCTTTCGGCGCAGATCAACAAGGCGGTAAACGATGCGGTGCGGGATTATGGCTCGGTTTTTGGGTGGGAGCCGTACATCTACACCAAGGGTACGATGTTGATTTTCAACGTACCCAAGACGACGGTGATCGCTTATCAATACGTGTTCAATACGATCACCGGGGCGCCGTGCCGGTTCACCGGCGTCAATGCCTACTGCTGGGGCTCGCTGAACGACAACGCCTATTTCGGCGGCGCGGACGGGGTTGTCTATAAATTCGACACCGGGAACAATGACAACGGCACCAGCATCAACGGTGACGCATTGCAGGCGTTCAGCTATTTTGGATCGCCTGGGACGAACAAGGCCTTCAAGCTGGTAGAGCCGATTTTCGAGTCTGTGGCCAACCCAGAAGCGGCGTTGGACCTGAATACGGATTTCCAGATCAAGGCCCCGACAGGCGTGTCCGTGCCGAGTCCGACGGCGGCGGCCAAGTGGGGCGTGGCCAAGTGGGGCGTCGGTGTTTGGGGCGGCGCCAATCAGATTTATCGTGGCTGGCGGGGTACTCGAGGCATCGGCCGGGCGGCGTCGTTGCGGGTGCGAGTGAGCACAACTTCGGCTCGACCGTCGTGGGTGGCGTCGAACTTTATTTATGTGTCGGGCGGGCAGATTTGATAGTCCGGCAGGCCGTTATTTCGGAGGCGCACGAACATTACGACATGCTGGTCGAGAGCTTCTGGAAAGAACAGAGCTTCCACGGGCTGAAATTCCCGGTCAACCCGGAAAAGGTTGACGCCTATATCCGGGCCTACATCGAGAACGGTGTCGTTCTCTCGGCTTACGACGATGGGCTGGTCGGGTCTTTCGCCATCAAGGTGCAGGGGATGTGGTGGTCGGATGTTCCGGTCGCCAAAGACGGCTGGTTCTACGTTCGCAAGGAAGGCCGCCCGAAGGCAAGTCTGGCCCTGTTGGAAGCCGTTAAGGACAGATTTAAGGACATGCCGCTGTTTGTGGGCGTGTTCAATACCGACGACCAGGACCGAAAAGACAAGTTTTTCACCCGCAAAGGATTCCGCCGCGTGGGCGGCTGGTACGTAAATCAAGGAGACAAATAAAATGTGTTGTGACGACGACGACCCTCCCCCGGCCCCACGAGCCCCGGACCCGTATGCAACAGCAGCGGCGCAATCTGCGGCGACCAAGGAGTCCGCCATCGCGCAGGCGCATATGAACATGATGAACCAAATCACGCCACGCGGCAAGCTGGAATACGCCTTCCGGGGGCTTGCCTCGGACGATACGCCACAATACCAGGTGACGCAGACTCTTTCGCCGGCAGAACAGACAAAGTCGGACCTG